GGTTAATTTATGGGAGATTTAGAAAGGATAGCTGGCGCAGTAGGTGCAATAGTTCTCTTTTGCGTATTCTTCATAATGATGATAGTGGATAACCTTGACAACAGAAAGAAATAAAATTTGAATATATTATAAAATTTTGTTATAATATATATAGAAAGTTAAGAAAGACTTTCGAAAAAGTTGGCCGCCCAACCAAAACAAAAAAAATAAAATAAAAGGAAAAAAGAAGGCGGATAAGGAGAAATTATGGCAGACATTAAGTTGGCAGAGAAGACATTGGCAGTTTTTAACTACATCAAGGACAATGGCGGTTCAGTTAAGACTTCTGAAATTCAGGAAGGTCTTGGTCTCGAGAAGATTGCTTCCGTTACAGGTTGCGTTAACTCTCTCGTAAAGAACGGTCTTGCAGTTCGTGAGGACGGCGGAAAGACTGAAGACGGCAAGAAGATTACTATCGTAAATCTTACTGATGCTGGTCAGGCATTCGTTCAGCCTGAGGGCGACGCTGAGTAATTTTTACTCAACCTAATAGTAAAATGGGTATTAGCACTATGCTAATACCCTTTTACAACAACCCAAGAAAAAATCTATTTAACAAAAACATGGGAGAAAATTATGTTTAGACAAGCAGAAAACAGAGTAAAGATTGAAGGAATCCTTTCAGAAATTGATTTAAAGCATGGTTCATACAACAGAGAAGGCACTGATGTAGAATACATCGGCGGTAACATCAAAGTTCTCGTTAATCAGGTAATCAATGGTGTGGAGACAGACCTTGAGGTTCCTGTATATGTATTTGCTCCGAAGACAACTAAGGCGGGTAAGATGAACCCTTCTTATGAGTCTATCGAAACAGTTTATAAGGAATTTAAGTCTATCGCTATGACAGGCGATAAGAACACAGCAGACAAGATTCGTATCACTAATGGTTCAATTAGAATGAACGATTTTGTCGGACAGGATAGAAAGATTAAGAGCGTTCCTCGTATCAACGCTTCATTCATCAGCAAGGCTACTGGTGAGTTTAAGCCTCAGGCTAACTTCACTCTTGAGTTCTCAGTAGGCAAGAAGTATTATGTTGAGAACGAGGGCGAAGGTTCTAAGTACATTGTTGAAGTAGTAGTACCTCAGTACACTTCACCTAACGCAGAGGTTATGAATGTAGATATCGTTCCTCTTACCGCTACATCTGAAAGCGTCATCGATGCTATCGAGCAGTATTGGACAGTTGGTGATACATTCAAGGCTAATGGTCGTTTGAACTTCACATCTCGTACAGAAACTACTAAGCAGGAAGTTGGCTTCGGTGAAGCTCTTGAGTCCGTTCATACAATCAATATTAGTGAATTCATCATTACTGGTGGTTCACAGGCTCCTCTTGACGGCGACTTCGCTTTTGATGTAGATGCAATTAAAGCTGGTATTGCCGCTCGTAAGGAAAGACACGAGAAGATGCTTAGTGGTGAGGATTCAAAGGCTAAGAAGGCCCCTATCCAGAACTCTACAAAGGGTAAGCAGGACCTCGTTTTCTAATAGGAGGAATGACTAATGGCTATTGATTTATTAAGCCTTCAGCCTAGTGTCATTTCTAAAGACCTCAGGGAGAAGTATATTCTCCTTGCTGGTCAGCCTAAAATCGGTAAGACAGAATTCTGTTGCATGGCGCCCGACGCATTGATTCTTGCGTTCGAAATGGGTACTAACGCACGTCCCGGCGCTATGGTTCAGCCGATTGAGAAGTGGAGTGACCTTAAGCTCGTTTTACGCCAGTTAGAAAAGCCTGAAGTTAAAGCTAAGTTCTCTACAATCTGTATTGATACAGTTGGTATCGCTTATGATATTTGTGAAAAATATATTTGCGCCCAGAATGGTGTGCAGAAGATTGGCGATATTCCTTATGGCGGTGGTTATGCCGCTTTATCAAAAGAATTTGAGAGTTCACTTCGTAAAATTACAATGCTTGGTTATGGTCTCATCATGACTTGCCACCTTAAGGAGAGCGTTGATGAGAATGGTAATGTAACCGGTTCTAAGCCTGACCTCAACAATAGATGCCTGAAGATTGTAAATGGTCTTGTAGATATTATTGGTGTTATCACTCAGACCTGGAATGAGAAAGGCGAAAGTGAACGTTGGATTCAGACTCGCGCTACAAAAGATATTCAGGCTGGTAGTCGTTTCAGATATCTTGAGCCAAAGATTAGGTTTGGATATAATGAATTCGTTGATGCTCTCGCTAAAGCGATTGAGGCTGAAGAGGCAAACGGCGCAACAGTAGTTGATAAGATTGAAAGAACTACTGAAGAGAAGGCTAACTTTATTGACCTGATGAAGGAAGCTAAGGAACTTTGGATTAAGCTAGTAGGTACTGGCGATGATGCAAGTGAAGAAGTTGCTAACACAATCTTGAAAAAGGTTGAAATTATTATGGGCCACAAGATGAAGCTTTCAGAGTTTACAGAAGACCAAGTAGACTTGTTAGCATTAGTTGTCGCAGAAATGCGTGATATGTAATAATCCGTCAATCGCGGGCGGTTCATATATAAGAATAGGG